ATGTCTGCCCCTGGCCCCGAAGGTGCTAATTATTTAGGTGGTGGCAATAACTCCAAGCGTTATATTCGACTATCAATTAAGCGTAAAACAATTGAAGAGACTCATTCAGAAGGTGAGATCTCTTTTGATACACAGTATCAAGCCATTACTGGTAAGACACAAACGTTTGAAAATAGCCTTGGTTTTATTCCTTGCGTAGAAATCTTCAATAATCCCAAGGGTTTTTCTCACGAAGGCTCTGGTGAATTTGATGCTCTTGCTAATCACATTGTTACGCATGACGATATGATTCGCACGATGCGTAAGAACGTTACTTTCTTTGGTAATCCTACGCTTCTTTCTTCCAGGCCAAAAACGGATTTGATGGAATCAGGAGATGATGCCGTAGTCCAACGTCCATCTATTGCAGCAAATTCAGGTTTCCGTGGCATGGGCACTGGCATGAGTGCATCCATGTTTAAAGCAGATCCTGTTAGTCGTGGAGTAGACGGACAGATTCGTGTCCCTCGTGTTATTGCAAACCTGGAACCAAATGACCGAGTAGGTTATATTGTTCCTGATGCAATCACTGGCGATCAAAATTCTTTTGCTCGTCAATATCGAGAAGAAATTCGCACTGCACTTGGTGGTGTCGATGAACTCTCAATTTCTGCAGGTGTAACTGCGACTGAATACAAATCATTATTTGGTCGTGTTTCAGCCACCTCTAAAAAGAAAGCTGAAGCAATTTACACCTACGGCATTGCTCGTTGTTTAGAACTGATTATTTTCCAGGAAGAACGGTTATTCCGTGATTCTTTGGCAGCAGCGGCTGGCCTGGAAAAACCTTTAGATCTTCCTGAAACATCTTCATCAGAAGATCAAGCTCTTTATATCCAGGCAATGGAGATGTATGAGGAGCAA